AAGAGCGTTACCCATACCAGCGAATTTCGACAAGTCTCGGGCGACCTTTTTACGATCGTCAAAGACTTTGTCCGAACGACACAAGAGCATATGCTCTAAGAAGAGCGGATGCCTGTTGAAAACGATCTTAACCAGCTTTAAGCTGAGTAAGTCGCTTGCAGCAGATAAATCAAGTGTCGACCATTCGCCGGTACGAGAGCCGAGCATAGCAAGGTGTTGATTCTTGCTCTGATCGGTGAGTGCTAACGTAGAGGACAGCACTTTGCACTTCGTAATCGATTCACGAAGTACAGAGTTGAGACCCTGTTGAATAAACATATTCATTAAGGGCTCTACTGTAATCGTACGTCTGGAGGTGGCATTTTTTGCCACGGATACCAGCCTAGCACACTCGCCAAAAGGACGTCTTGGAACAAGTTCTCCAAGTTCTCCTTGCTCTCCATAAACCAATTGGTCGGGAGAATCCCGATCATATGGATGAATGAAGAGTCGTTCGTCATCCAATTGCCAGTCATGGCAAATGGACGACTCAAGGTTGAACATAGAGATGTGGGGAGACTCAACAGTGAGCTCTCCATAGACTGCAGACCACTTCTGGTTTCCAGCCACTTTTTCAAAGACGGCACCCGGTCCGTGCTTAGGGAGAACCTTCTCTGGACAATAAAAGTCGAGCGAAGGTAAAAGATATCCCGAAACACGTGAGAGCAAAACGCTACGCGCATCATCGAAAATCGATGCTTCGCATCGGCGTTCTGCATCCCAGAAAGTGCTGACAGCAGATCGATGGAGCTCAGTTGCTCGATCTTCTGCTGATTTGCACTTCTTAAAGAGTCTAAGTGCCTCTCTAAGGCACTTAATTGCCCCAACATCTGGGGCCTCTTTAAGTTTACCGGTACTAGTGTTGAACACTTTGCACAGCAAACCCGAAAACAATTTCGGGAGAGCTTCCCCGCGATTTCTTTTGAAACCGTAGGGACAGGCAAACCGCCCGTCTGCGAGACCCCTGTCAAGGGAATCGCATAGGGACGAAAGGGCAACGGAAAGAAAACCGATGCCTTCGTGTTCAAAACGTGCCTTGATTGTGACTTTGTCACGATCGAGTCCTTTCACGCTAGAGTCAAGCCTCATAAAATCATCTATGAGGCTGAAGAGGAGTCTCAAACAGAGCGGACTTTTCATTACTTGCTCCTTGAGCTAAGTAATTCCGAGTCATGCTCAGAGATCCTGTGATGGACGATACTAAGAGCCCTTTTGGCCTCCAAGTATCTTATCTATGATTCGATCAACAACACCGTCCATGTACTCCTGAGTGACACGCTGTGATGTACTATCCACAGCAGGAAGCCCAGGATTGGAAGGTGCCGAAGAAACGAGACCATGGATGAATCCATCCGTTGATACGACCGCTCCAGGTGCCATAATTGCTAAAATCAAAGCAATGATGGCAGTCTGAAGTTGTGGCGAAGGCTGCATGAAATGTCTCCTTATAAATTCGGAGACAGCCTGCCGCCTCCGCTTACATCCGCAATTCCCAATCAAATGATATACTACGATTGGAAGTTGAGGAATTTGGCCGTAGTAACGTCGGCATCTGCTAGAGTATCCGTCAATGCCTTCACAAGAGCCACCATAGCGGTGGAAGTGAAGCCAAAGGGCGGAACTGAGACAGACAATGACGCCGTAGCAGTTTGCTGCGACGTCAGTCCAGTGTACGGCGAGACAGCGTCGACCGTCAACTTCATTTGCATGTAGTGACGATCGCCGCCCTTGCCAGTACTATGGTTGAAGGTAAGGACATATTTATCCGTACCATCATGTCTGCGTTCAGACCCGTAGTTATCGCTCTTAACGACGTAAAGGTTAAGAGCGGGCGTCGGGGCTGCAGCAGCTACCGTAATTGGATCAACAAGCATGACAACTCCTTGATTGGTGACGAATTGAAGGCGCTTCACAGCGTTTTCAATTCTTGGCCCACTTCGATAGAAGCGCGCCGATGATGGCCTGCTGGTCAGTCGACAATGTTGTCGGCCGACTTATGGTCTTCACGCGCGGCAACGACGAGATATCAATTCGTTTTTGATATCTGTAACCCAGCGTAGAGGATTGGTTCGCAACTTTTACTTCGAGTTGCGTGCTGCTTCCTGAGCTGGAACCATTATATGTTACATTCGTCGTTGACGTAGTTCTTATACGCACGTTCTTGGTTACATTCCCACGACTACAATAGGTAATGAAACCATAGTTGAAAAGACTGTCGTCAGCGCGGATAGTGTCGATAACATCGACATATTCGCCAATGCCGGCAAACCAATCAACTAACCAAGTCCAAGGGACAATGTTGTACACGTCCGCTGGAGTAGGTAGAACGCCCCACTTCTCAAGCAACATCTGCTTGCGAAGCACGGGAACTGCGACATCGGGAAAATCAAGTGTTAGATTGAGCATCATACGAAGCTCAATTTCACGCTTCGAAGAGAAGCCTGAACTAACAATCGATTCCCCAGTGCCAAGTTCTGTGAGTAAGAACGGTTGGCTAGCAATACTTTCAGCAAGAGTTCTTCTCGTGCGGAAAGTTGTTGGTAATCCCCTTCGCGAAATAAGATAATTAACGTGTTTCGCGATGATAGTCGGGAGTTCCAACATTTCATTGACTGACCTCATCGTACTTTCCCAACCAAATTTCCAGTTTAAGTACTGGTCTCCGGCATCATTTATGCCAAAGTCCTTCCGTCTTCCTTTAACAGAAAATGGAAAGATTTTTGAAGGTTGGGTGTGGTAGAAGAGCTCAACGGTCTTCCTCAATGTCATAGGGAGATCCTTGAGTTCGGCAACGTTGTAGGCTAGAGGAAATTTTCGTGCCGATGGCAAGCAATTGCTTAACATCGACATATAGTGCTTCTGAAACTTTACAGTTGCATTAGCACGTTCCTCAGCTAAAAACGCGTCGTAGTCAGTTTGAAAGACTGGGAACTGTGGACCATCCATCCGGATATATCGGGTAGCCCTATTATTGGCTTCCTGCGTTTCGCAGGGTTTGCCAAAATAGGTCGCCGATCTATTCTCGATGAACCAGGAATTAGTCCGGCCACCGGAAGAAGCATACGGGATGAACAATTCAAATTCACCCTGAGTGCTTCCCAGACCTCTGGTACGAACTGTCGTATCAGAGATTAACCCACGGATCGCAGCTTGGGTAGCTCTACCCGCTGTGAACTGTGAGTCGGTCACTGTCGTATCGATAATGGGAGTGCGTGCGATGATACTGCACTCACTCGCAAGTGGATCGTTATACCAGCGATGATAGACGCGATATTCACTAAGATTTCGCGTCTTTCTCGTGATTGTAACGGGCCGTCGAGTACGATTAACGGATGTTATCTTTGCACTCGGAAATCGAACCTTAGAGTACGGATCAAGGGCAAGTGCCAAAGATCCAATAAACTGAGGGCCGAAGACCATGTATGCAAAGAGTTCCAACCAGTTCCTAGAACTGCTAGCAAGCTTCTTAGCCCGGTACTGGTAAACTTCGCCAGTATCGTTCGCGGCCGATTTAAGGATAAGTTCTCCTTGCATCGGCAACGATTCAGGTCCGGGCATAAGTCACCTCCTTAGCGTGAAAGAGTGGAGAGGACAGGCCGTCCTCAGGGGGTCCCGCAAGGGACC